GCCAGTGCGCTCCGTCGTCACGCGCGCGAGGTTCAACTTTGCGCGATTACGCACCCGTTCGGCAGGCACGCGGATGGCTCGGCGTGCAATGCGCTTGCCTACCTTCCGGCCCAGCGCGGCGAGTTTGGCGTCCAACTCCATCGCGCCGTGAATCTGCATGCCCGTGCCTTTGCCGATACCCATTACTCCACCACTTCCTCAACCATGATTTCGAGTTCGTGGTCTATCTCGCGCTTCTTAGCGACATGGACGATGTTGAACACGCGCGAATCCCATAAAAGCCTGTCCTTCGGCGTGATTTCCTGTGCCGAGTCGTAGCGCATGCGCACCCGGTGCGTAGCGTTCGCCTGCACCTTTTCGGAACTGAAAAACTCACGCCCGCTGATCGGCTCGATACTGCCCCACCGCGTCTGCGCGTTCGACCACGACTTAGCCGGGTGGCCCATCGCGTCGGGAGTCTCGCTCGCCGTCTGTATGACAATGCGGTGGCGTAGCGGTCCAGACCTCACGCGCCACCCCCAAAGCTGAACGTGCGACTGATGCCGAGCAACGACTTGACGGTCAATGGAACGTCGGCAGGCGTCACGCCGTCAGCAACCGCTTCGCGGTGTTCGTACCAATGCGCAACCAGCAACTTGATAGCGTGCTTCACTTCGGCAGGTACGTCCGTGGACGCATCGCCGTAACCAGCAATGAACGTCACGGTAATCGCCTTCTCCACGTCGCGCGTGGACGGCCACTGCTGGTTGTACGCCTCGTAAACAATCCCCGGCTCGCTATCCGTGTCCACGGTATAGATTGACGATGACAGCGTTTGCGAGTCGCCGTTGGTGTCGAGGTAAGCAATCGAACTGACGCTTTGCAGCGGCGGCTTGGGTATGCGAATCACGGACGGGAAGCGGTCGAGGTACAGCTTCCATGTCTGTGTGATAAACGCCCGCTTTTGCACGGCCTCGCAATATCTGCGCGCAGCCACAACCAGCGTGGCGATATACGTATCGTCAGCAGACGTTTCGACGCGCATGTGCGTCTTGGCCTCTGCCGTGCTAACTGGCTCGGCAGCGGGCGCGCTGGATAGCGTTAGCCGTGTCATCATTTCGTCTTGACCTTTCGTCGCGCCATCGACTTGTCAGCGCGCGGCTGGCGGGGTTCCGCCACTTCCTCGGCGACGTGATGCTCAATCATCGTCATGCACACACCGGGCGGCAGCGTGTCGCAAGTGTCGCCCACGTTAAACTGCTTCCATCGCTTCTTGAATCGAATCTTCATACGTCGTTCTCCTCGCGCCATTCGGGAATATAGATGTGCTTCGGCTCAAAGTTTTCGTCGTACACCGACGCCATTTCTTCGAGATGTCCGATGCGAACGTCCGGTGCGACATACACCGTCTTGCCATGTTCGCGCCACTGATGCCAAAACCAGATGTCGTCGTCCAGCCGATGGTCGCCCCATTCGCCGTGTTCGTCGGGGCGTGAGGCAAACCACGGCTTGGGAATATCGAGCAGGGACGAAACGCGAATCAGCGTCATGCCGAAGTGCGCCGTGTCCACCTTGAACGGGTTGCCGTCGATTTCCTGTTGGGTCGATCCCTTCACCGTGCAAAGCGGGTACTTCCTGCCTCGCCTGCACTGCATCGGCGCGAGCGCGTCAATGTGCTGGTTTTGACCGAACCAGCCGATCATCCGGTCGAGGTGGTGCTTGGTGAACAGCGAATCGAAGTCCACCGTTAAGATCCAGTCGATGCCTTGTTCGACGTACTGCTCGAACGCACGCTGCATACACTGCCCCCAAAACACCCCTTGGAATGTTTCGAGGCCAAGACCGAACGGTCGCAGCGCGTGTTCGATGATGCCGCGCGCCGCCAGCGAACCGTATCGCGGCACGGAACACACGGCTGCAATCTTGATGTCCACTGTCGAGGGCTGGGCGTCCGCAACCTTCACGCCTTCAAGGTTCAACGAGCATCGGTGGCAGGACGTATCCAGTCCGTCCGTTTCCCAACGCTGGATGTTCGCCAGGCCAGCGCGCTCCATCAGGCCGCGCAACACGTCCTCCGTGAACGCTGACTTGTGATAATCGTTGTCATCCGTCTGCCCGCCCATGAGGTAGAGCAGGCGGCGTGGGTCGTCACTCATCGCGGCGATCTTGTCCACGTCTGGAACGGCAAGGCGCATGCGCCCGCCTTCCTTGAGAACGCGCACCCAATCAGACAGCACCTGCGGCACTTGCTTGAAGTCGAAATGCTCCAAGATGTGGCAAGCGCGAATCTCGTCCGCTTCGCCGTCGCCGTATTTGAGCGGGTACGCCTCGTCGCCGAACTTGCGGTCAACGGGCGTGAACCCGTCGATCTTTACGTCACCCGCTCCTACGTTCAACCGTAACGCCATCCATTGCCTCCTTGCTTACAAATAGTGCGTTGCAGTACGTTGTTGCCAGCAAGACGTACCGCTTCGATTCGCCGAGTTGCCTTATGGGGTTAATCCCCGCCTGCCCGAATGGCCCGCTGCCTTCGGGGTTGTCATCGCCCGCATACGGGCTGTATTCAATCAGCATCAAGCGCGGGCGATACACTTCCATCGCCGCCCACGCGCTATAGTCGTTTCCGTCGATGTCAATCACGCCGAGGTCGATGTCGCGCGGCATTTTCGCCCCCGCAAGCAGCCAGTCCATCTGCTTGTGCAACCACGCCTGCCTGCAAATAACGCGATCCGATTCGTGCTGCTTTAATTCCGCGAACAACCTGTCGTCAGCCTCGACCAGCAACGCGCTCCAACCGTCGTCGCGCAATCGTTTCGTGTTGGAGTAAAACACGCCGTCAGCCGCGCCGACCTCGAAGCAGCATCTGTTCGTCTCGCCGAAGTGCGACAGCGCAGCCTCGATCAAACCGTCCTCGCCGAACTGGCTGTAATCGTCGCGCTCGCAGCCTTCCAGCCAGCCCTTCCCTGCGTCGTAAATCGTCGTCTTGCGTGTCATGCAATCCTGCCGCTCGCCGTTAAGCGGGCGGCAGTTTCAGTTGTTGGGTTAGCCGATGACCACAACGTCGTCGCCGATGTCGGTCGTGCTGGCAGGTTCTTCCTCGTTACGAGAAAGCGTGCCGATGGCCGAAAGGGTCACGTTGTCATTGGTCGTGGTCGCGGTCGTGACAGCAAGGCGCAGGTATCGCTTTCGGCCCTTGGTGTCCACTTCGTAGCGAACCTCCTTCGCGCTGGTCAGGTCTTCGGCAGCGCGGGCGAAGTTGCTGTCGAACGTGGCGAAGTTGGTCACAACCGTGTCGTCGGATTCGGTCAACGCGATGGTCGGGCCGACCGCGTTGGTGTTGAGTTCAGCCGCGAACGCGATGCGAATCGTGGCGTGGTCGGCGCGCTTGGTGTCGAAGTTGGCCGTCACCGTTGCGCTGTTGGTCATTGCCTGCGGGGCAAGCAGGACCGTATCAATGCCCTTGGTAGCGTTTTTCACTTTCAATCCCCTTCATGGATTGTTGGGTGGTGTAAAAGGGGCGGGCGCGATAGCCCGCCCCACGAGGCGGTCATGCGTCAGCTATTAGCTGGACGCGGTGATGAGGCCGACAACCGGACCAGCGTTGGTCGCGTCGCCGATGTCATGGACGTTGATGTCGAAACGCTCGCAACCGCGAATGGCGATTTCGTTGCGCTCGAACACCGACTGCCCGCCGACGCTCGCGTGTTCGCTGAAGCTGATCGACTCACCGCCACGGTCGCCGAACGACGCAGCCTTGGTGAAGTCGCCGAGCAAGCAGCAGATCTGCGAGTTGGCGGCAGTGGACGGCATGACCTGGCTGATTTCCACGGGGTAGCCGAGGAACAGCGGGCGCGGGCGGCGGTCGCCGGAAGCGATTTCCGTCGCGGTCGTACCACCGGACGCCAGTTCAAGACGTTGCATCACGTCGTAATAAACAGTGCGATGCACCAGCCACGACGTGTTCGGGCCGTCCGCGTACTGCGGCAGGCGACCGACCATGCTGTGGAAGTTGGCAAGCGTCAGTTCGCTGTACGCATTGCCCGCACCGAGGACAAGACCGCCACCATCATCGACGCCGTTCACGTCCGACAGACGCTGACGCAGGCCGGTGATGCCGCCGTAGGTGGACGTGCCGTCACCGTTGACGCCGCAGTCGTCTTCCTTGTTGGCGAACGCATAGCTGATTTCCGAGGCGAGGTCGTCACCGATGTTGATGACGGCATCTTCGGACAGTTGCGCGGTGTAGCGAGACAGCACGACCAAATCCTTCGCGGTCAAGCGAACCTGATCCCACGATTTGGTCGATTCGGTTCCGGCATCGCCTTCGCCGACGAAGTATGCCGTCAAGCCGGTCACGCGACGCGGATCGGTGCGCGTGTCGCTTGACATTGGACGCACCTTGAAGATGCGGCGAACGACGCCGTACATCTCGCGCAGGTCGATCAGGTCCGTGCCGAACTCTTCGGGAACGGCGTAGCCGCCCGCCGTGTTCGTGCCTTCGCTGTGCAACTTGGTGATGTAGTCGTTGGTGTACTTCACCGCATTGGGGAAGCTGAAGCGGTTGGGCAACTGCTTCGACACCGACGCCAACGCCCACATGCCGAGCCGATACGCGCGCTCGTCAGCGGTCTTGCCCGCAACCACGCCCTTAAACGCCTTGAGGTCACCGTGCCGACGCGCCTTCATGGCGGGTTCGACCTTCGGCTGCTTGCCTTCGGCGGGTTCGGGGTCAGCCTTGCGGCCCTGCGACTTGGTGGCGGTGGCGCGCTGGGCTTTGACCCATTCCTCGCGCTCCGCAGCCTTCTTCGCTTTGGCGATGTCGGCGTCAATAGCCTTGACCTGATCGACGAGTTCGTCGTACTGCTTCGACTCGTCTTCGGTCAGGTCACGGGTGACTTCGCCGTCTTCGTTCTTCGTCTCGGCGAGAATGGCGTCTGCCTTCTCGACAAGTTCGGCCTTGTCAGCCGACAGTTGTTCGATCGTTTTCATGTTTCCTCTCCGGTGGCGCAGCAGGAGCGGCAAACGCTGCCGTTTGCTGGCCGGTAGATGTGATGGAACAGACGTGGCTGGTTCTGCGCTCCCACGCATCGACAGCCGGTAGATATGTCAGCGCGTCTGCATGTCCCCATGCAGG